CCACTTGTGGCAATGTTAATTGTGTTAGTTGCTGAACTCAATTCACCATTTGCGTATTTTACTCTTGTATCAAGACGATATGTTGCATTTGGTAACAGTGGTCCTAAACGGAATTCATATTCTTGTTCTGGCCCTGGATTTGTTGCTTCAACATGACGTTGATATCTTGCTGTTGCTGTGGTACGTTTGTAATAGATAATCAGTTCTTTGAAGTCTGAATTCTTAATCATCAAACCTGTGATGTTTGCATACACAAGGCTACCTTCACTTTCAAAACGTATTTTTGAAAATGTTACAACCTCATTTAGATCAAATACTATTTCAGGAGGTTCAGGTGCAACAGGAGGTTCTGGATCTGGTGTTGAAGGTGGTGTTGGTCCTGGATCTACAGGATCTTCTGGTATAACAGGATCTTCTACAGGATCTTCAGGTACAGGTTCAACAGCGTCTATAGTTAGAACGTTGTTTTGTCTTACACTTAAACTGCCATTTGCTACAGGGTTTGTAATCTTAATATCATACGGTTGGTTAGCATCTGTCATTCCTGCGATTGTTTGTATCACAACGCTGTTGTCACTAATTCTTGTTGTTACACCAGGCGGAATTTCTGTACCATCATTACCAATAAACACCGCTGTAAGACCTGTAAACAATCTATTACCTGATATAGTAATATCATGTGTACCAGCGCCTGATACTGTTGTAGGTGATGTTGAAAATATTTGTGGTGGACGGTGAATAATTGGAACAGGACTACTTCCTGGTGGTACAAGTCCAATTGGTTGTCCACCAATAATTTCTGGATAAAATATCTGTCCACCTTTTGGTATGTATGGTGGTAACACAATGTCTTCTTCACCAACCCTTGTGTGTGGATATAAACTGTCATCATTTCTAACACAACCTAAGTCCACAGTCATGTCATTGTTAATCTTCATTGTGATAACACGGAATGGTGTTGTTGAAAAATTCAACATTGTTGATTGTATGCGTATATTATCGCCTACTTCTAATTCAAGTGCTTGTGAACTTGCTGTAAATGAAACTGACTCTTGGAATCTACTTTTGTTGAACAATAGTCTTGCCATGTCTTTAGCAATAGCATAGTTTGTAATAGTAGGGAATGTTGCTGTTAGTTTGTTTTCTCTACCACCGTCTTTGTCAATGTAAGTTTGTCTTTCAGCAAGTGTTTCAGGATAGATAATACTTTCTACTGAGTATGCTTTGTCTGGATTTACATAGTTTATTTCTACAACATTGTATTTTGCACTTCTTTCAATTGCTTGGTATGTAACTGCACCTTGAATGTTGTCTGAGTTAAATGTTTGTACAATAGTTGCAACACCACTTGTTATGTCTGTGGCGTTACCTGCGTCTTCAACTTTTAATTTGTATTTGCCTTGACTGTATGGCAAATAACTTCTACAACCCATAAGCAATGTTTTAACGTTAGCAAAGAGGCTTTGTTGCGTGTCTAAGACGGTGTTTATAGTTATAATAGGACCTGTTGCTGTACCAGTTGTGTATGTAACATTTGTATTGTATTTGTTTTTTGCTACTAAGAAACTGTCAAAGTCAATGTCTGTGTTTTTAAGACCTTTACCATAACGTGGATTACGTAGGTAGTCTAATAATATTTCTGCAGGGTTTGTTGAATATAATTCTGTTTCACTGTCGTATGCTGTTGAGCCACTTGAACTTGATATACTTGCTACCTTGCGTCCTAATAGTGTTGTTTTGATAGCAGGTATTGATCCACTAAATGGATTTGCATCTGCTTGTTCTTGTGTTTCAATTTTCTTCCATTCGTATCTAACAAATAGTGTTGCCACACCATTGTAGACCATTGAACTTTTCCAACTTGGTGCGTCACTACAAGGGTTCCAATCGCCACCTACTGTGTTGTTTGTTATTGGATCTGCAAAATATCTACCATGTGAAAAACGCATAACAATTCTGTTTTTGAATTTGCCTTCATCAACTGTAACTGTTTGTCCATTGTTTAGTAGTGGTATGTATTTGGCCGCTAATTGGTTATCATCAATAAACAAGTCAAACAATCCTTCAACAGTTCCTTCTGATAGTGCATATGCTACCCAAAGATATCTGTTGTCTTGTGCACCTGTTTCAGCAAATGTAATTGTACCACCAACACGTCTAAGGCCATATACCACAGGTATGTTTACAGTACTACCATTCCTTGTAATAAGGACACCTTGTTGGCGTTCTGCTTCTGCACCTGCATCTGGCATATCTGGCATTCCGCCAAACAGTCCCATAAAAGGCTGTGTAATAAAACTAACAACACTTGAAACAACGTTGACAACGGCTTTGACAACACCTACTACGGCTTTGACAATTCCTTTGACAACCTTCTTTATTGTTTTTACTACACCACTCATGATTCAATATCCTTGTACATCCATAGGGCGTCTTTGAACCCTACACTTTCATATAATTTACGACTGCGTTCAACATCAATGCCAATGTCTCCTGCTGTAATTTTTTTACAATCAAATATTGCACCCCATTCTTCAACACATCCAATTAGTGCTTTGAATGTACTGATGTTGCGATGTTCTTTCAACACATAAATCAAATCAATATGTGCGTATACAATGTTTTCATTCCATTGTGGAGTTGTCATTGTACCACTAACAAAGCCTACTGGTCTTGTGCCTTCAAATGCGTTGAACCAAAAGAAACTGTCTTGTGCTGTTCTGCCTCTGATCAAATTTATAACACTATCATGATCAAACTGTTCACCAATCTCTGGTAGTAGTTCACTTGCTTCAGTGGCATAATATTTGCATAGGTTGATTGTTACATCTATTTCTTCTGGTCTTATTTTTCTTACGATCATTCTGTACGTCCCCATAAAAATTCTTGGTTGCCCACAAAACCTGCTTTTTCAAATGCTGTGTCATGTTGTACACCTTGGAACAACCAATTGCTCCAATCATTTGTTCTACGCCCTGCACTTCTTTCAAAGTCTGCAAAATGACTACTTGCTTCAACTGATATTGAACAAGAACTTGCTGACTCTTGTATACTTACATTGTACACTTCACCATCAAACATATTAATGGCCGCAACACCCCCTGCACTATCTGTTCCAATAATTTGTAGAGTGTTTATATCTAAGAAACATTTGTAAACAACAACCCTTTTGCCTTCTGGTTCTTTGCCTACAAATTTGTCAATGTATCCGCTTGGTAAGCCTGACAAGTTAATTGAAAACTTGCCTACCTTAACATCAAAGTCTTCGTTGATTGCACTATGGCCTAAGAATTCGCCTTGTGCTGAATATGTATTTGTTCCTGCGTTAGGAGCCGTGTCTGAATCAAAGTCAATATTGATACCACCACTTGCAAGATACAATGGTGCATCATTGCCTGCGGCATCCTTTAGATGTATTTCAATAAGGTCACACGCAATAGTATGATCTCTGTAATACTCATCCTTTAGATATTCTTCTCCTGCAAAACTTTTCATCTACCAGGTCTCTCTCATATCCACAGATATGTTTGTTAATCCTCCAGTGCCTACATCAAACTTCTGCACATCATTTACAAGAATTGCTGTAAATGGTACTGCTGTTAGTGTAAGGTCAGTGTCATTAGGTACACTTGCTACTAAACTACCTGCAAATAAAAGAGTTGCATTGCCACTGCCGTCACTTGTGCAAGTTGCTACTGCTTGGTATACTTTAGAATGGTTGTCAAACTTAAAATAATCACCTGAGTAAAGAACTTCTTTGTTTGCACCACAGTTGTCTAACACAACACTCTTTGCCCCAGCCGCATAACTTGTGGTTGTTGCAGGTGTAGTGCTTGGTGGATTAGTTGATTTTGAATAACTTACTTTTGGCAATACAATTTCAAAACTTAATAAACTGCCATATGTCTGTGCAAGAAAACCTTCTACAAGTCCAGCGTCTCTTTCGCTTACTGTAGGATATTTTACTTGCCAACTGTAAAATGTATGTCCTTGTCCAACACGTCTTGTCTTACCTGAAAATGTTTCAGTTGCCAATGTTGGTGTGTTTGTTGAAATACTCACCTGATTGAAACTTGGTGATGTTGGATATTGACTTGCTATATCAGCCATTAGAACCTACTCCTTTGTCCGCTCTCTAACATAGCATCTGATATCACTTGTTGTATAACACCTCTTCTGCTTACTAACAATTCATCAAATCCTTGTGTGTCTACGGCTTGTATGTTAAAGTTGATGTTTACTTCTTTGCCACCTAAACTATCCATTCTATCTATTCTACCACTACCGTTAGGTGTAAAAATCTCTGGACCAGTTTCACCAACTAAGAATGATTTACCTTCTTGTACAGGTCCACCTAATTGTCTACCTGTGTAAGTTTGTGATTTGATAGCACTAACCTGTGCCATACCTGCCGCTACTGCCGCCGCAACATATAAGAATGATATTGGTGGTCCAGGAGGAAATGCAAGTGCCTTAGTTGCCGCACTATAAGTTGAAATCAATGCCTGTGCAATTTGTAATTTCTTGTAGGCTTCAAATGCTTGTTTGTTTTGTCCTGCCATTGATCCTAAAATGTTACCAAACGCACTCAGTGTTCCTTGTGCCGCTCTGATACCACCTTGTTGCATCATTTCTACATTGGCCATTTGTTCTATTACAGCATTTGTTACTTCTGAATTTGTAACACCAGCAAGTTCTAATTGTGCTCTTGCTTGGTCCTGTCTTATAGACAACATTTTCTTGCCATGCTCTTGTTCTAATCTTTGTAGTGTTCTTTGGTATTCCTTTTCATCAAGAATATTTCTATCTCTTAATTGTTCAATACCAGCAAGTGCATCAGCATAACTTTGTCTTTGTTCTTCTGCAGGATTCAATCTTGTTACAGCACTCATGCCTGCTTGTGCTTGTTCTAATTGTGTGCTTTGTTTACGGAATGCTAAAAACTCTTTTTCAAGTGCCATCTGCTCACGCTTTTTAACAAGTCCTAATTCTTGTTGTAGTATTAGGTTTCTGTGTGCGTTTGCTTCTTCGTCTGTTACGTTGGCATTTGTTGCTCTAAATTTAATTTCTGATTGTAGTGCTTTGATGTGTGCTTGTCTAACTTGTTCTGTTTCAGTTAGTAGACTCATTTCTAAATCCAAAGCCGCTTCAGTGTTAGCAATAGCCTCTTGTTCTTTTTTGGTGTAATCATCAAGTGCTTTTAGTCTTGATTCAATAGCCGCTTTTGCCGCCTCATCTGCTTTTATTTTTCTTTGCTGAGCCGCTTCACTTTCACTTAAGACTTTGGTTTCTTTCAACCCTGCCGCAATGCTTTCTTCTACTCTTTGATTTAGGCCTTTTTTGTATTCTGAAAAGTCGTGTATGATATTGCCAAACTTGTCGTAAATTTCCTTGCCTTTGCTTGCCGCCGCTGTAAGGTCGTCCATGTTAGGAATCACGTCCATAACAGTTTCACCAAGGCCTGCAATTTCGTCAATTAAGCCATCAAATTTTTCTTTGGTGTTAGCCGCAAATTCATCAACGCCTTTGGTCATTTCTGTACCAAACACATAATCCCATGCTTTGGCCAATCCATACGCCGCACCTGCCACAGCACCTGTTATCAATACCACTTTACTAAATGCCACACTAAGAGCAACCAATGCCCCTCTTATAAGTGTGCCAACTACAAATTTTGCAAGACCTGTAAATGCTCTAAGCAATCCAATCACAGCAGGAACCACTGTTGCAATTAACATTGTTCCTAATCCAAAGAAGAATTTGATAATTGGTAAAGCAATCAAGGCTCCCATTGCATATACTACAAGGTCTAAATTGTTTAGTAAGAATATAAAAGCATCACCTGCCGCTAATGTAGCCACAGTCAATCCTCTTGATATCTGTTGCATCAATACGTCGTTTTCTGTAATGAATTCTGTAATTTTATCAACAGTACTGGCCAATGCCATTCCAAAGCCGCCTTCACCAAGTGCCGCACTTGCTTCAAATATTGCACCACGGAAGTTTGACATTGCCAATGTTAATGGTCCAACTGTAACTGAACCAAATCGTCCGCCTTCCATACCAAGTGCTTTAAGTTGTTCTACAAGGGCACTGGCTGATTTTGCTACTGCTACTTGGTCTTCACCAATTTTTGCTGTAAAGGTACCATTTTCATTTCTTACTTTGATACCAAATTCTTTTAGACGTTCAAACTCACCTGTAAGTGCGTCTGCTACTGCTTCACCTAACTGTGTAATTGATTTACTGTTAGCCGCCGCAATGTTTGAGAACGCTTTCATTGATTCATTTGATGTATCTAAACCAAAACGTTGGAAGATAACAAATGCTTCTGTAAGTTGGTTAACGTCTTGTGGTAAACTTCTTGCTAATTTTGATAGTCTATCTATTTCAGCGTTGGCTAATTCTTGTGAACCAAGATAGGTAGTCAACTGTGTTCTGAAACCTTCCATTGCTGTTGTGGCACCTACGATACCACCAATGGCTCTACTTGTACCAAAGGCAACCAGAGCCGCTCCTGCGGCTCTTAATGCTGTAGTAACTCTACCACCAGTTGCTTCAATGCCTTGTAAGGCTCTGCGACTTTGTTTAGAATTACGTTCTACTCTTTTAAGACCGCGATTGACTCCACCCAAGGCACGATCAAGTTGGCGTGTATCACCTCTAAAACGTACTGTTACATCACTCATTCTTTATCTCCTTGCCTTGGCGCTGTTCATCGCTTTGCGTTCTTGTTCTGCTTCATGTTTATAAAATGCAACCCATCCTACAAACTCCGCTGAAGTCATTTGCATAACCTCGTTAACTGTGCGACCCAAATCTTTTGCCAACCTGTACATAAACATAAGGTCAGGATCGCTTTTTAGTTTTTTTCCACAATCTCCAGATTGCTGTCTAAAGCCTGATTCATTTCACCACACACTCTGATAACAACACTTGGGTCAACTTCATTCATAAAAGTTGCTTTGTCATGTATTGTAAACATCTTAGAACCATCTTCTTTTCTTGCCTTAGTAATAAGTGTTTCAACCAATGCTTCTACAGTCTTGCCTTGTTGTGCAAGGTTAAGAAGTCTTGATTCTTCCGTGAGTGTATTTGAAGATTTGAAATAAATCTTTGCATCACCCCATTCTGGGACTGTGATGTGTGTCATATCTCCGCTAATTTTTGTTCTAAAATGTGCGGTTGCTGTATCTAATACAGACTTTGGTTTTTTGTTTTCTTGTGTCATATTTTCTGAACTCTCCGTTTAGCACGCCTTGAAGCCACCCTCGTTATACCTTTTGGCGCTTGTTTTGAATAGCCCTCTTCTAATCTGCCTATGTAAGGCACATTGTTTGAAACGTCAAAGTCTTGGCGATTAACTTTCTTAGTCCAGTTTCTTCTTGCTCTACCTGATTTAATAGGTGTTGCTTTCTTTGCCTCTTCCAAATAGATAGAAGCAACCTGTGATACTTTATCAGTAACACTTGTTCCAAGAAACCTTATAGTTTCGTTAATGCCAAGAACTTCAACTTTCATACGTTTACGTTTCTTACGTGTTAGTGTAAGTTACGCCACCACTACCTTGGAAACTGATAGATGCTTCTACCATGCCGTCCATAGATGAATTAAGTGTGAACCCTGTGATGATGATGTCGCCTGCGAATTTAGTTGACGCATGGTTAGTTTCATCTGGGAATAACTCAATGTTGTAAGGTGAGTGTCCAACAGTTTCAAGTGTTGGATTCAAACCTGATAGGTTTGTTCCGCTGTCTGCTGTTGGGAAAACATCTCCATCGTAGTAAATTTCAGCGGTACCTGAAAAAGAACTTAGTCCTTTTAGGTATGTTCTGCTGTCATTACCCATTGTAGTGCTTTCAATTGTGTCTGATGTAATTTCTAAAGAAAATGAACGAACGCTCGCAATTGATGTTAAAGAATCACTCGCATCTGCCATTTTAACTACACCATTGTTTCCAGTAATAATACTTGCTAAAGCCATTATTTTTCTCCTTTGTTGCTGGTTTCATTAAACGACGCTTTTTTTTCTGTGGGCGTCACGTCCACCACTTCACTGTCAAGGTTTACCTCTTCAGTAAATTTCTTTTTTGGAGGACTTACAGTTGCCTTCACTTCTACGTGGGCATCTAAAAATTTAGTCCAACCTTCTTTTTCATACATTTCAACTAAAGAATGATCCTTGACCTCTTTAATTGAATTGTTTTTTTTCATTTTGATCATAGTTTTCTCCTTTATGCTGATCCTCTTTGGAAGTAATATGTAACCTCAAAGTTGATTACAAATTCAGCCAGAGGAGCCAATCTTTCAATTACTTCTATGCTTGTGACCATTGAATTTTGTACTTGTCCAGACGTTTTACCTCTGTATCTGTCTGAATCTAACTGTTCTTCAATTGCCTCAATTAGTTGATTTCTTTTGTTATCTAACTCAGTGCCTCGTTGAAAGCCTCTAAGTTGAAATAAGATAGTACCACGACGAACACCGCCAGTGCCCATTGTTTCTGTGTCACGTTCTTCTGAACCTGACTGTACTAATATTGCGGGGAATTGTGTTATTGCTAATTTTTCAACATCAAATGGTTCTCTTGTGACCAACACAGGACGTGGGTCAGCAATGTCTTTAAGAACTTCTACTATGTTGTCTGCAATGTCATTGCGTAAACTCATTTGCTATCTACCTTTTTAGGCGAAGATGATGAGTTGCTACTTTTTCATTGTCTGAAATTGTATTATCATTATTCAAGTCATACTCCACACCGTCTCTTAGTACTAAATCCATTTCACGTTCATACTCTGCTCTGTAGTGTTCCATCTTTCTTTCAAAGACGTCTACGTCAGGTTCAAATCGTGATAGTTTTGGATAAATGTGATACCCCAATGCTTGATAGACACAGGCACGGGTCAGTTGACTTGGTGTATATAACTCTTCGTCTGGCTCTTGATTACCACCAGCCACGTGCTTTACATCGTAAAGTCCAATTTGCTGTGTGGGCCACCAACGAATGCGTAAATCTCTAAAAACATCAGATTGTGCTTTTACGATTTCGCCGTCAAAGTCTGAAATACCGTAATTTTCAATGTCTGGCTCAAATGCCGCGACATCAGTTATTGTTGCTAATATAGCCATAGGGTCCTGCTCCTAACATTATTGGTGAAGTCCTTCTTCATCCATTTGTATTTATTCGTATAAAAGAATAGGGCGCCAAAACGCCCTATTCTAAGTCAGTTAAGATTGATTAGGCAATCTGTGCGTCTGCTACTAAACCAACACCATAAGTGTCAAATAGTTCGCTTACACCGTATGCCATAGAACCAACGATTTCTAAACTACGTTTAGAAGCGTTACGCTCTGTTTCAATACGCATATTGCGTTTAACCATGTAACCTAATGCATCTTGTGACATTACTGCACCAACATATGCACCAGCACTTGCGCCTGATACTACGTTAGATTCAAAAATGTCTACACCAGCAATTTTACCTAAGAAGCCATCTCTTAACGCATTGTTACCAGTGTCACTTAGTGAGTGAGACATAGTTGCACCTACGTTTGTTAATTGCTTTTTAAGTTGGTATGCTTGGAATGGGTGTAGTAAACACACATAACCACCATTTTGGTCTGCATTGTTAGTTCTTAGTGTTGCCGCCGCTTGGAAGATCATATCTGCTGTGATTTCTGAGTCACCTGTTCCAAGTGATGTTGAAAAGCCAGAAAATAATCCTGCTAAGTCAGTGTCAACTTTTTCAGCCATTGCTGAACCTAATTGACGACCAATTGCCGCCGCTACATCTTCGTTTGCTGACTCTGACGCTAAGTCAGTTAGTTCAACCATTACACCAATTTCACTTGCTGTGATGTTTTTAGATGTTGTAGCGAATGCTGTGTTGGCTAAGTCTGTGCCGTCTGCTACAGCCGCCGCCGCTACTGATGGGTAAATTGGAACCTGTGCTGTTAAGCCTGGAGTTCCAGTCATGTCGTAGTTACGAACAAGAGGTCTAATGATAGTCTTCTCGTTCATTGTGTACAATGCTGATTGTACGATATTGGCGTAAAAGGCCTCAATTGGACCTGAACTACCNGTTTTTACTTCATCTGCCATGTTATATCTCCTTTAGATTGATAGCATTTCTATTATAATCTAATCCCTTTGCCTTTCATGATTTCTGCATATTGGGCTCTGTGATTAGGGTTTGTCATATCCAACTTGGATATGTCGTTGTCTACCACTGGAGTTTGCTTACCTACGCCTTGTCCTGTACCAGAACCACTTGGGCCTGCTTGTACAAAGTGTGGATTCGCACTAAGGAACTCTTTGATTAGTGAGTTAGGTGCAATGGGCGAACCATTATCATCATAACGCACATTTCCGTTTTGATCTACTACATCTACTCCACCTGCGTCATTTAATTTGACTTGGTTTTTCAATAGGCTTACTACTTGTTGAGGGTTGATTGCTTTTTGCGTACTTGCCTCATTTAGTAGAGCACCGTCTACTTTAATAGTATGAAGTTCTGATTGGTATTGTGTTAACTTGCCGTTAAACTTTTCAGCCTGTTCTTTCAATAACTTCTCATACTCACCACGCTTTTCAAGTTCTTGTTGAGTGCGTGACTCTTCTGCTTCTACCAAAGTCTTGTAGTGATCTAAATCAACGTTTGAGAATTTCTTTTCAAACTTTGCTTTTTCTCGTGCTACCCTTTCTGCTACAATACGATTTACATCATCTTGTGATAAAAGGTTTTCCTTAGTTTCCTGTGTTGCTACCTGTTGTTCTGTAGGAGTAACAGTTGTCTCCGTTTCATTTACCGCTGTTTCTTGCGTCATTATTCTACCTCTTTCAATTGGTTGAGTTACCACCTGCCCTTTGACAGTACTGTTTGTATTTAGTATTTTTGTACAAAAACCTACTATTTACGGCGCATACCGCCTCTTGTAGATTTCTTTTTCTTATCTTTTTTCTTTTTGCCGCCTCTTGCTTTAGCCATGTTAGTCTCCTTCTTCTATATTATCCCAACTTGGGTGTTGATGCCAGCCACACTCTTTCATACCTTCAAGTATTTCAGCCCTGCGTGTGCGGCACAAATGGTACAGTTCTAAGAGGTTTTTCCTTGCTCGTCGTCCTGCTGTTTTGTTACTTTTTGTTTCAAACTGATGTAGGTTTTCGTTATACTCTGCCAACAGTTCTCTAAAACGTTCTTCATTGCCCTCAATGTAATACGGAACATCTGCAACATACCTATTCGCCATTACCAAACAACGCACTTAGTTCTGGATGGAGAGTAAGTATCTGCTCGTCTGTATAACCCTGACTATACATCTCACGCAAATGACTTACCATCTCACCCACTGATGTCACAGTACCATGTACCATTGCACCAGGTGCCGTAGCCCCCACGCTCTGCTCTTCGTATTCTTCTTCAAAGATTGTTTCGTAAATTTTAGCATCAATATCTTTGATCATACCAGGTGCTGTTACGTTGGCTTCTTTTGCCAACTTCAACATATTGATATCGTTAAACTTGTCTTGTATTGAGAATGAACGTGAATACTCTACATAACCATCCCATACTTGACCTTGATACATTGCCCACATACGCCAAATCTGTTCTTCAGCGTGTTCTAAGTTCATTGCAAAGTCTGCCAATTTAGCATTTAACATTTGAAATTCTGTTTGTAGTCCAATGCCTGAAAGTCTTCTTGACTCAATACTTCTGATACCGCCTAAACAAGCCATTCTATCAATTGAGTCTACCTTGCGTTGCATAGAACTTAGTACTGCTTCAATTGAAGCACCATCTGGTTGTAGTAGGTAAGGTTTAAGACCTGGATCTAATCCTTGTGGTAATTGTACAATTGATCCTGCTCCTGCACTTGCTTCTGTGTCAACAGTTTTTACAAGTGTTGGGTGATTTGTTAATCTTACAATTTGTTCAATCTCACTTGAGAATTCATACAGTTCTTTTTGTACATCAGCAATGTCGCCAACAGCACTAAGACCAACGCCTCTAACGTTGCCACGTTGTGCATATACACACACCGCAGGTATTCTACCTAATGTGTTTGGCAATGTTTCAAACAGATCACCGTCTTTGTCGTCACCATCTATAACATACACATTTATTTGTTCTGGTGTATANTCTCTAATGAATTGCTTAGAACCAACTACTTCTTCTTTTACTTTAAGATAGTTCAATGTATAAGCACCATTACTTTGACGTGAGTATTCCCAATCAAGGACATTATCTGGTGTAAAAATACTTACGTATGGTCTTAGACCTTGTTCTAATTCTTCTGCTCTTGTTGTAACTTGTGTTGTTGGTTTATCAACTACTACCCAAGCATTTCCATATACCATTGTAAGACTGCTTAGGTCTCTAATAAAAGCATCAAAACTTCTACCGTCTAAGTCTGCGTCTTGCATAAATGCGTCCAATGGAGCACCTTGTAAACTGCCCATGTCACGTTTAGGTTGTTTTCTAAACAAGAAACTGTTGTAAATTCCTACAACACTTTTTGTATGATTGTCTACTGCTAACATACGTAGACGTTTCTCATAGTCCTCTCTACTTTCGTAGTAGTAAGGTTCTAAATATTTTCCTGCGAAGTAATCGTAGCCACCTTGGTACGAATCTCCTAAGAACTGCCATCTATTCAAATAATATTTGTAAGCACTATGCGCCTCTAATATCATATCAATGTTGTTACGGCTGTCCCCTTTAATTACTCTATCTCTTATATAGGGCATTATGTCCATCTCCTTGATTGATTGTTGTTACCAGTAAATGCCCAACGTTGTGGTGTAGAAGATTCAAAGTCTGTGCGTAGTGGGTATAGGAAGTCTACCAAATATCCAACTGCGTCAGCCATGTGATCCAATTCTCCATCCTTTTCAATTACGGATGTACCTGGTTTGTAAACCATTTTTTCTAAACTGCTTATGATCTGTTTACATTTTGGATCAATAAACAATGTTCTTGTTTCTTGTGTGTTCTTTAATTTAGCATTCACACTATTAACACGGTCTCTAATTGGCGTGTGGGCATTACGCACTTGTACTTGAAACCCTGCATTTTGTAGTATTGAAATATCTGTTCTACCACCAGCACTTGTTTTTCTTTGTCTACCTGCTGGGTCTGGATACATTACAATCCTTGACTTTGGATATCTACGTTTGATTTCATCACAAACTTCATCTGTGTTTGATCCACGCATACATATTTCATCTATAAAATTTATTGTGTTGCCTTCTATTACACTTATTGACACACTCATTGGATCAACGTTAAAGTCAATACCACAATGAATTTCTCTTGTGTCTTGTCCACTACAAGCCCTCACTGTTTCATCTCTATCAAAGTTGTAGTAGACCACACCTGAATAAGTTGTAAATGTTGCCAAGTACTCTTGTTCAAATGTTCTTTGATCCATATCACGTTTAGCCGCTTCAATTTCCTTCTCAGGAACTTGCCCTCCGTCTATAGTGCGATATGTAAATGAATTCCAATCTTCTGTGTCTTTAGCCATTGAAAACATTTCATGACTAAATGATCCTACACCTCTTGGTGTGCCTAAGAACAATGCGTGACCGTTCTTGTCTGATAGTGTAGGTCTTAAAATTTCTGTCCAGGCTCTTGGATCTGTATCTTGAAACTCGTCCATGACAAGAAAGTTCAAACCAACGCCACGTAAACTGTCAGGTGAGTCTGCGCCTTTCAAACATATTTTAGATCCGTTTTTTAATCTCATTGTTAGTTCTGCTTCGTTTGTTTGTTCTACCCAACGTAGGTCTTTGAGCCTACCTTTGAGTTGATCCCAAACAATACCTTTGGCCATTCTATAACTTGGAGCAACATACCAAACTAATTGGTTATTATGTGATGACGCAAACCTGGCCAATTCTCTCATTGCCACGTGTGTCTTGCCAAAACGTCTGCCAGTGACCGCTACTCTAAAACGAGCGTCACTTGAGCAAATGTCTTTTTGTGCGTCACTTAATGCCATTGCTTAATCTTCCCAAGGTAGAGGTGCTTTCGCATCGCCGTCTTCAGGTGTGTCTTTCATACCCAGATATTGTTTTGATAAAAAGATTTGTAGCCTTTCTGATCCATCTATTGCCTTAGTGTACATTGCTCTACGCAATGATTGTCTGCCTTCTTGTCTGCCTTGTTCTATGATTTTGTTAAATCTTTTTTTAAGTACTTCTGTTGAAATACCTACTGCTTCTGCAATCTCTACATCTGAACACTGAATACACGCCAAGCGAAATACCAAATCTCTATCTATAGTTTTATATTTCTTCTTTGTGATTCTTGGTTCTTGTTCCATTATAGTCCTCTCTCCAATACTCTGATTCTAAAATTACGTGAGTCTTGTAAACTGTTGTCTGTAACAATTTTATATTCTACGTTATAAATGTTACCAACAGTACCACCACTGATTGTTGCTGTTGCAATAAAATTGGTGTTTGTAGTTGAATCAATAACAAGTGGCGCTGAGTCACCTGCGATTGTTTCTGCTGTTACTGTTATTGTGTTGATATGGTCTCCTGACGGCATCCAATTATGCCAATCTAAACTATAATCAAGTACCGCATAAGGATCTTTTTCAATATAGGTACCTGCCCTATCTTGTTTGAATCCTGTTAGACTTAATCCATCTGCCATGCTATTCTCTCCTATCCAGTGGGTCGCCTGCAACCTCCACTAATTTTTTGTGTTGTGTTTTAAGAGTTCGTGTTTCAGACGGCACATTGAATTCTCTTATCTCTTCAATAATACTATTTACCCGTGTTTCAGAATTAGGCGTGTAAATCCGTCTTTCTTCTTCAATTCCTAACAATCTGGACTCAGAATCTATAGTATAAACTCTAAATGGATCAATTATGTAAATTGTTAGAGCACTTACTTGAACAGTAAATGCTTGGATGTCTACAATGCCGCCATTTAATTTACCACCAACCCAACGTGTAGTTTGGAAGTCACTTGATAGACTTGCTTCAGCAAATACAGCCTTTATTGCATCAACTGTTGTAGTAAATGATCCTGCTTGTATAACAGTTGCGTCTGTTGTTGCTGTTGCATCTGAAGTTAAACTAAATGAACTTGTTAGGTTAGCAACAAACGGTCTTGTTCTACTTGGAGTTGCTTGTACAGTTGCGTTCGCTTGTGGCGTTGCAACGCCTGATGCAATTCTATCAGCATCAACTACAAGTGTGCCTGATGAACTTATAGCAATTGGTTGACTGTTTACTTGGAATATACCATTTGCTACAAGTGAAGCCGCACTTGCTATTTGAACGTTTTCACTTACAACATTTGTTGTACCTTGTGCTGTTACTGTTACTGTAGAATCAATTTGATTTACTCTACCAATAACTTCAAACTGTCCAGTAACGTCAACTGTAAATGCGCCTGCTGGTGATATATTTGCTATTGCTGTTACATCACCATCTGCTGTAAGTGTTGCACTTGTGCTTATACTTGAAACACCTTGTGCAAATGCATCAGCAAATGTTTCAACCATTGGTCCCCAGATTATATCTTGAGGATCATCCCATGTAGCACTATCACTCCATAGAGTAGGATGTGTTTGGAATGCGTTGATGTCTACAACACCAACAAAGTCTGCTCTTGCTGAACTTGATAGTGTTGCACTTACACTTATATCGCCGCCTGGTGATACTATTGCGTTTGCTGTTACACCTGTTGTAAAGGCAGGTGATAAACTAACAACGCCGCCTGCTATTCTATCAGCATCTGTTGACGTTGTTGCATTTGTTGAAATGCTTGATGTAGCACCTGCAATCCTGTCGCCATCTACTGCGGTACTAAATGCTCCTGCTGGTATACTTACACCAACAAGTGTTGCATCTCCGTCTGCTGTTGTGACAGTTATACTGACGCTTGATGTAATTGAGCCTGAGTCAATAAGGAACCCACCCTTAGCGGTTGCTGATGCACTTGCTGAAAGTGCCGCACTACCTTCTATGGTATCTTGGGTATATCCTACATTGACATATAGGTCACTATCTGTTCCAACGAAATTGTCTGCAACATATCCGTCAGTAAGATAGTCATTATTGGCTATTACATAAAGTGCCATAGGGCTTGTTCCCTATTAAGCCAGTGTAATAGTCAAATTGCCTGTAGTAATTTGGAAAGTATCGCCGTCTTGGATAGTTTTACTTGTTGCCAATGTACCGTAGAACAACACATTGCCTGCGCCGTGTGTGTTACCATCTAAAATTGCAACGTGAGTAATCGCACCCCAGTCACCACCGTTAGCAGGATCAAATGTTACGTTTGCATTTGTTGTAATTGTACCACCTGGTGAACTTGCCGCCGCAAATGTTACTGCTTTTCTTGTGTAATCATTTGAGTTACCAACTTCGTCAGTTAGTGTACCTGCTTCTAAATTAGCGTTGGTAGTTGCTGTGTCTACTGTTTCTTTGAACAACCCTACGTAAACTGTAGTAGGCGAAGTGTATGCTGTGTTTCTTAGAACATGGTCCAATAAGGCCGTTTCTAAGTAGTTACTTGCTTGACTCATTTTGAGATCTCCTTGTAAATGTTTAGTCTTGTATATACAAACATATTTATTGTAATTGTTGATTTAGCCTTTATTATGCCAGCCTATTGATTAATAATGGTGTGTGCCCAAAGGTATCTGTAGTATTATTGACAATAATAGTTTCTACATAAACTGCTGTGCTTGATGCAAATGTTACCACATAATACCAATTATAATTTCTAAAATAAAAACTGGTTGCCGCAACACCTTCAGAAAAAAGTTGTGAACTGTCACTAAGTTTTTTTAGATTAAAAGTTATATTAAAACCAGCACTTGATCCATATGTACCATAATATAATGGTGTTGCTGTACCAATTTGATAGGTACCAGCAGGAAATGTTAGAGTACTACGACTGCCACTGGTTCCTGTTGCTACGCCTATAGTATTTGCACCCACTGTTGAAAATCCGCCATTGTAATCTGCTGTGGAGGTTGCACTACCCATTGCGATAGTACCATCAACTTCAACCAAAGTTGTTGCTAAACCTATGGCTGAAGTAGGTTCAAATTTTGTTGTAGATGAATTATATGTCAACAAATCATTGTTGGTTGCACCTGAAGGATCAAAAGTATCAATAATTGCG